CCCAAATAAATAAAGGAGAAATAACATGGCACTAACATTAAGTGAATCAGCAAAACAAGAACGCAAACTACCAGAAGCGGGAGCTACTGTAGGCGTTCTCTACAGCCTAGTTGACCTAGGCCACCAAGAGACAAACTTTGACAATCAAAAGAAATGGACACCTAAAGTCCGTTTAACTTTTGAGTTGCCAGATCAAACCGATGAGTACGAGGTTGTCGAGAATGGTAAAACTACCAAGGTCCAAAAGCCTATGGTCGTTTCCATCGAGCAGACCCGCAGCCTTGGCGAGAAAGCAAGCCTTCGTAAGCTTCTCGAACAATGGCGCGGTCAGACCTTTACCAGTAAGGAACTCCAAGCATTTAGCTTGAAGAACCTATTGGGCAAGCCAGCCATGCTCACGCTGATCCACAAGACCAGCCAGCAGGGTCGGCAGTATTGCGCAATTGCGGGTGCATCCAAGCTCCCCAAGGGCATGAAAGCACCAGCTACCACCACCAACGATCAGTTGTACTACGAGATCGAACAGGGTGAGGCTGGGCAGTTCAATGATATGCCAGATTGGTTGCAGGATAAGATTCGCGCATCCAAGGAGTTTGCTACCGCTGCTGGCAAGTCCACGGCCACTAAGGTCGAGGTGGACGCAGACGGCAACCAAGTTCCGTTCTAGGTTATATGGCACTTACTATTACAAGTAAGTGGGATAGCTCCTCGGCTAATTCCAGATTGGTCGCTGTTGAAAGCAGCGGCCACTGGTATGATGCCGAGGGGCGATCTGCCCACGTCATTATCGGAAAGAATGGCAAGGAAAGAAACACAACTGTTGCTGACGCACGCAAGATGGGATTGCTTCCATCGGTCACTAGCGTGCAAGGAATTTTACATAAAGAGCAACTTGTCTCTTGGAGAATTGAACAGGCCATAATGTCTGCATTAACTCTTCCAAGAGAGGAAGGAGAGGATCTAGGTGAATATGCGAAAAGAGTCGTCAAGGATAGCAAAGAACAAACAACCAAAGCGGCATTGCATGGGACAGCCATGCACGTTGAGTTGGAGAACATCCTGCTTGGAAGACCTGTATCCAGAGATGAAACACTTGCTCCGTACATCAAAACATTCAGCGAATGGGCGGAAAAAAATGTTGAGAAAACCTACTGGTGCGAAAAGGGTCTTGTCGGCGCAGGCTATGCGGGAAGGTGCGATGCCTACGTCAAGCTACGCGGTATTGGTGACGCTATCATCGACCTAAAGAATCGTAAGGTTAACAAGAAGTACAACGTCCCACCCTGGTATCCAACCGATGCGCAGCAACTTTGGGCATATAGAAACGCGAGCGAGAATCCTAAAGCAGCCTGCGTGTCAGTTGTTCTGGCATCCAATGATCCAGAATACATAGAGCATCATCAGTGGGACGAGGACGAACTCTACCAAGCTGGCATTGCCTTCTGCGCGATGCAGAAAGTATGGGCTTGGGTCAAGGGCTACACGCCTCCTGGGATGAAGTTATGATCGACCCAGCAGATGTCTTGTGGTTAGAAGGATTACTGGACCAATTCTATAGGAGTTTAGCAAAATGACTGCACCAACAATTCAAGAGATGGGTAACGCTGCGCAGGAGATAGTCTGGCGCGTGATGGGTAAGGGATCAGATAAGTCTGGTTACGGCGATTGGCTGGAGAAGGATAGGCCTACTCACGATTACCATATTGCGCGTGCTGTTCGCCACCTAGCCACAGCTCAGATGCAACTCCACAAGTCAACTCCTTGCCCTGATAATAACGGCGAAACAAGCGTTGACCACTTAGAGCGCGCACTGGTACGATGCCTGTTCACGTTGGCGCAAATAAAGAAAGAGGTAACAAGATTATGATTATGGAAGATGTAAGTGTTGATTTTGAGTTTAATGGAGAAAAGTACACTGCGTATGGCAACGCAGAGATTGACACGATTACCGAGGATATTGGTCCAGTTGGATATAGAGAGCATTACTTTGCCGAGGTGGTCAACAATGTGATTATGTCAAAGATTGAAATTTCAACTGCTACTGAGGACATAAAGAATCCAAGCAAGGAATTGCTTGAAAAGGCTGATGATCTTTTGTCCATTCAAGCAACAGAAGATTTTGACGCTGGCAAATGAAACAAGCATTAGTCACGCAATCGTTTGGTGAGGATTGGCAAAAGATTATTGATCTGACTAGGCCGAGGATGGAGGCGTACTGCAAACGCCACAGCACTGACTTCATTCTGATCGACAAGCCTCTTACCCATCCAGCCCAATACTCCAAGTCTGCCATTGGAAACATCATGGCAACCAAAGGCTACGACCAGGTGACATTCGTTGACGCTGATGTTCTGATTGCAGCCGATTGCCCCAAGCTATCCGAGGACGCTGGTGTGTTCTGCGCCTTTGATGAGGGAGCATACTTGGATCGCAAGCCAGATATGGTTAAGCTGGCTGGAGCTTTCGGCGGAGTGATTGAGCCTAAATTTTACGTCAACACTGGCGTGTTCGTAGTTCATACCAAGGCCGTTGGTATCTTATCAATGCCGCCGATTGGCCTGCACCCTAACCACTTTGCCGAGCAGACCTGGCTCAACGTGATGGCGCACTTATGGAACATTCCGCTGACCGAGCTTGACCCGTCATTCAACTGCATGACCAGCGTGGAGTCGCATTTTGGTTTGGACCGTTACAAGGATGCAATGATTATTCATTACGCTGGGCAGTCAAACGATCTAGCCAAGTTAGCTAACCAGATTCAAGCTGATGAAGCGAAGCTGGTGGAGCTGGGTCGGTGAGGTCAACCCAGCTATGTCGCGGTGATTACGATGACAGGGTGCAGCAGTTGGCTGGTGAGGTTGCACTACAAGCTATCCGCGATTTACGGATGCTGCGAAAACGAGGAATGGTTAAAGGATTGAAGATTGTTAAGGATCACACTGGCGTGCCACTCAACGATGCACTTGAGTACAAGAACTCACACGAAGTGCAGAAGCTATTGCGCGACTTCAAGACTGGCGTTGTCTCTTGGTGGTGCAGAGCCAGCGGGGTGCAGATCGATAATAGAACGCTGCTACGGAAACTAAAGGAAAACGACTATGTTCTGCCTACTTGATCTCGGCGCGATAGTTTGGGTAATTGCTTCTTTTATCCTTTACAGTTCGATGACATTATCGGCAATCTACTGTGCGTTGTACATCATCTTCAAGCTGATTGACTACATAAGAAAGGAATTGGACCTATGAAAAAGAAAGACAGAAAGATAACTCTGGTAAAAACATTGGAGCAAAAAGCCGTAAGGGTAATGCTTGATGTTGATGATGATCTTTACGAAGCGTTGGCAAAGGCTGGCCGTCAGCACCTAGCTAAAGATAAGATGGCTTGCTTTGAGTACGCACTAAACAAGGCGTTGCTTGAACTATGCGAGGAAATCAAATGAACGAGTTTAAGCAGAAGGTATTAACCGCATCAGTTGATCGCTACGTCCTAACCAAGACGCAGTGCGAGATGCTGCGCCAGGATGCGGAAGTTATCGGGATGAAGCGTGCGACTGTCTTGAAGAAGGATGGAACTACGCGCAGGTCGTTTGCTAGGAGTTGTAGCTCCTGCTGGATTCCTTACGCCCAACATAATAACTGGATCTACAATATTATGCGGGAGATTACCGTAAGCATTAACGAGGAGCATTGGCGGTTTGATGTTAGCGGGGTGCAGCAATTGCAAATCCTAAAGTACAATCCACTCCAGCAGTTTTGGTGGCACTTCGACACCTATACTGGATCTGATCGCAAGCTGACTGCTGTTGTTAATCTGTCAGAGCCATCTGAGTACCTGGGCGGTGGCTTGCAGGTTAAGGCTGACATAGACAATGCCAAGTTTATCCGCGAGCAGGGAGCAGGCTGCTGGTTTCCATCCTACATCGAGCATAGAGCGCGTGCGCCTATATGGGGAACGCGCTGGGTGTTGGTGGCTTGGTTTACTGGACCTGCTTGGCGATAATGGCAACGCTCAACGAGAACATCCCTGGCTTCAAAGCTATGGTGAGAAAGTCTTTCTTCACCAAGACCGAGTCGGACAAGGAGTTTTACAATGTCTATGTGTTCGCCTTGCAGTCTTGCGCTGGGGCAATCCTAACCTTCCACGTTATGACTGACTCTGGAATGCTGCGGAGTCGAGTACCGCTATCCGAGATATACACTCACGAGCCAGAGGCCGACATCCCATTCAACTACAAACAGCTTTGGGATTGCTTTAGCGAGAACGTGACCGTTACCGAGTACAGCTTCCTCGCCTACCATCGCGCTCAGATACTGCTACGGGATGCGACCAAGGTTTGGGGTACATACTTGTTTACTGTGGATTGGTTTAACAACCCCTACAGCGATGAGCCGTCCGATTACAAGTGCGGTCATGTCTTTGCTGGTGACGATGGTTACTTACTCTGTATGCCCAACAACCGCATATTCTGGCGGGATAGTAATTGGGTTACGAAGAAGTTGCCAGATAATCTAAAGCAGTTTCGGGTTGATACCGAACTGCCATCTGTAGAGAATCAGAGTGACAAGTGGGTGACGGAGGATACAGATTCGTTTTACTATGACATTAAAGAAAGGGATGCACAATGAATGTAGAGGCCAAGAACAGATTGAAGTGGGCGCGGGATATGCTTGCCATTGCTAGGGAGAAGCTTGTCCTAGAGCGTAACCGCGCAACTCACGGGCGTTCTGTGGATATGATCCAGATCATAACGATGGTGGATGCAGCCAGCCTAGTGTGCAAGGAAGTGGTGGGTGAAGAATGAAAAGCAAGGATGAGTTGGCGATGCAGGTGAAGAAGGAGTGGGATGAGCAGAACTTGAGATGGAAGCTGTGGGTCGAGGCTGGTGGGTTTAGGACCGAGATATTTTGTTACAGCAGTGCCGAGGAAGAGTATTCCAAATGTGTTAGGGAATTAGTTGACCACGCTTACCAGATGCAGAGCGTATGAGCATACGAGAAGACATCCTTGACCAGTTCGGTGACGATGCTGAAACGATGCTGTTCGCTGACGGATTTGATGACGCGATCATTGGGGTTGGAAACAAGTTTGGTGATCAGCTTTGCGCTATTTATGATGCTGACAAAGTGATTGACATTCTTATGAAAGAAGGAATGGATTACGCAGAAGCTATGGAACACTTCGATTTTAATATTGCAGGAGCTTATATAGGTGAGCAGACTCCGATCTTCATGCACAAAATAGAAAGGCAGGCCAAATGAAACTATGGACAAATAACACAAACGCAATTCACAAAGTCGATGACAATATGCTCTACCCACGAACTACCTATGTGCTACCAGATGAGCTAACTGGACCAACCTGGGACGATTCAATCCCTTGCCCACACAAAATCAAGCCTTACTACAAAGGGCGCGCTGCTGGGGGGGCAACAGCCGTTTACCGCGCTGGTGCAATCGGTGACGCGATCATCGCCACTGCCTTCGTCAACTACTTGGTGCAAGAGTCGGGTGGGGTTGTGGAGGTGTACGCACCTGCTCGCAACCTGCCTCTCTACGCTGGGCTGGGTGCAAGGCTGTGGCCGTTGCCGTCTTCGCTGGAGGCGTGGGATTCTTTTGACGCACACCTGCCAACTGACGATCTGTTCAGCGGGCAGGTTGGTAACACGAAGCTAGGCACTGGTCCTGGTAACTGCTACCAGAGGATCTACGAGTGGATGGGGGTTTGGGATGAGAAGACGATGGCTAAGTATTGTAAGCCAGTTCTACATCTCATCGAGCCAGACCACGAAGAGTTGAAGGCGATGGGCAAGTGGCCGTTGCCTAGTCCGTTCTTTGCCTATCACGTTAGCAGTTCTGGTCCTACCCGCACCTACCCGCCAACGATGGGGCAGGAAGCGGTGCTGGCGTTGCTTGAGGCTTACCCAAAACATCACGCTGTTATTATTGGGCTGGATAACTCAAACAACTTTAAGGTGGATCATCCGCGAGTGATTGACTTATTTAATTGCACCAAGACTGTGCGTTCGTTGTTCCCGATTATTAGCGGGGCTGACTTTGTTGTCGCGCCAGATAGCTCAGTCAATCACATGGCTGCTGGGTTGGATACGCCGTGTGTGTCGCTGTGGGGTAGCTACGACCCCGCTGATCGTATGACTTACTATCCGAAGAACGTATCGGTGTTCAAGCCCGATACCTGCCCACACGCACCTTGCCGTCCACACGCTGGCTTGCCGCAGGCTAAGTGTAAGGATGCGACCAACAAGACACCGAAAACTCAATACTGGTGCAACGCTCTGCGGAATATAACCGCCGAAGATATTGTGCTTGCATCCAAAAAGGCAATAGAACTAGAAAGCAAATAACTAACTGGCGTTGTGGTATGCAAGGAGATCTTGCATCGGGCGTTTCCTCAGTGTGTCTACCCCTTGAATCAGAGCCAGTTTGAATTTTATGACAACAGCACAACGGCAAGCTGAAGAGATCGTAGGCCAAGTGGATTGGCAGTCCGAGAACCACGGGCTGTGCAAATGTCCAGGTGAGGCTGCACATACCAGCCACACTCGCATCCGTGACACAACGGTGTTCGTGGATGGCGCGCCGACTATCTTCTGCTGGCATACTTCCTGCACGCCGTATCGTGACGAGGCTAACCGCAAGCTGCGCCGAGCTATATCCAGCGATGTTCTCTACAAGCCAGTAAACATTATGTCGGGCGGCACAGCCGTACCCAAGCTGGTCATTAAGAAAGACCCGCACGCCGAGGTGCTGGATAGGATTAAGACTGTTGCTGAGTCAAACAAGCAACGCTACCTAACGCACTACAATTGGGAAACGGCGGATATGTTTGAGGAAAGTCCAACCAAGCTGGACGATCCAACGCAGGACTATCAGTTGTTCCTGTCGCTGTTTAACGCTGTCGATAACATCTGGATAGGTAACGTGACAGACAGCGGTAAGCATCCACAAAACTTCCGCACGGCTTACGATTGGAAGAAGCTGGATGAGCCAATCGGGCAGTACACAACTGGCGCGACCTACAAGCAAGGCACGGTCAGCAGGTCCAACGATACGGTTGAGGATCGGATATTCTTGGTTGTCGAGTCGGATGTACTCAGCAAGCCACAGATGGGCGCGGTGTTCCAGTTGATGCGTGACTTGTTCAGCATGAAGCTACACGCCGTTGTTAATACTGGCGGAAAGAGCTTGCATGGTTGGTTCGAGATGCCACCTAAGAACGAATGGGTGGAACAGTTAAAAGCTTTTCTCATTCCGTTAGGATGCGATCCTGCAACATTCAAACCCAGCCAACCCGTTAGGATTCCTGGGGCAAAGAGAGAAGACAAAATGCAGAGCCTATTATGGTTTTGCAAAGGAGGAAAATGATAGAGCCAGCAGTAGCACTTGGTATCAAACCGAAGACGGACGAGTGGCCGCCGATCAAATCTTATGCACAACTTGTTAAGGAAGACTTGCCTGCACCAGAGACGCTAATTGAGGGAATGCTGCATAGAGGTGGGAAGATGTTGCTGGGTGGAGGTAGCAAGGCGTTTAAGAGTTGGTCACTCATCGACCTAGCCTTATCTCTACACGCTGGCGTGCCTTGGTGGGGTCAACAGTGCAAGATGTCGAGGGTGCTGTTCATCAACTTTGAGATCCAAGAGTGGTCGTTCCGCAATCGGTTAGCCGATGTTATCAAAGCTAAGGGATTAGAAGACAAGGCCGATGACTTCGATGTCTGGACGCTCCGAGGTCACGCTGCCGACTTGACCCTCATCCGTCCTATGATCGAGAAGCAGATTGAAGGCAAGGGCTACCAAGCGATTATTCTTGACCCTAACTATATGCTGATGGGCGAGAGGGATGAGAACAGCGCGGGTGATATGTCAAGTTTGATGAATGAATTTGAGTACCTAGCGACACGCCACAATCTGTCGATCATCCTATCACACCACTTCAGCAAGGGTAACAAGTCGGGTGCAGAGTCGATTGACCGCTTCAGTGGGTCGGGCGTGTTCGCCCGTAATCCAGATACGTTGGTCGTTCTGAC